TTCTGCTGTTGGATACCGTATAACTATAGATACTTCATCATTGATTTTAAATTCTTTTTTAGTTGTATCTACTTCACCGTATATTTTATAGTCTTCAATATTCATTTCATAACGCATTGAAGATTTACATGATCCACATGTTAAATTGAATTCTTGTATTGTACCCACAGATTTTGCTTTTATTTTCAAAAACAAATACTGTATTTGATACATTGTTAAATTCTTATCGTTGTATAATCCAAATGTACAATTTTCTACAACTTGTGAACACGCTGATACTCTTTCAGATAAAGTTTCAGATTCGCTCGCGAGTATTAATAGCTTTTCTTCTTTTACCAAAAACGGTCTGTACTTTACTGGTTTTTTAATTCCAGGAATCACAATTGTAAATGTTGGTGTTATAATTTCAGGTAGTGCCATAATATTCTCCGATGTTTATAATATTCGTTCCCAGTACTTAGCAGACATTGAAACTGACATTCGCATGAATCCAATATTTCCCCAAGCTAATGGTGTCAAGTTAATCAGTTTTGGTATTGCCTCATATATTTTCCACTTTGCTAAAACATTATTTTCTGTATCTAATGATTTTATTTCCAAGTCTGAATACATTTGATCATGAAATTTAACTTCTTTACTTATTGGATTGACACAATGTTGAATCCAGGTTTCAAACAAAGTTCTTGCTTGCCAATTTTCTTCAACAATAAAAGTGAAAACTATATCTGATGTTAAAAAATCTAAGTTCTGTGTTCGATATTCTGTCCACGGTCCTATTTTAATAGGAACGGTATTAGTAACAAACCCAGGTATTTGTGCTTCTTCGCACATTAACGTTAACAATCTAAGTGTATCATTTTTATTTGAAATACCTAATTCTTTAGGTAAATTAAATGTTACTTCAAATCTTTCTGTTCTTGGTAGGTGCTTGGTTCTGACAACGTTTAAAAAATTATCAAGACCGAATAGTGATTTTTCTGCCATTATTGCATCGCCTTATTACTATTCTGATAGACAGTTCTGGTATTAGCACCGACAAAATTATGTGTTGGTAAAAATATAGCAGCCTTCCAATGTTGAGGTTCTACTTTTAAAAATCTACTTTGAACATGATTATTCAAATATCTTTTAATTGAAGGCTTCACTTGTGGAAACTTTGTAAAATTTTTAAGTAAAGACCAACTTACATCTATTTTGCTTTTTTCGGTTAGCTGTTTGTCCGTATAGTCTAATAAATTACCTAATAAAACTGCTCTCTGTAAAGGAGGTAAATAGTGTAAGTTCAACCCTATGAATCCTCCTGGTGCAGAATCAAATGGTAAACATAACGGAAATGTATCGTAATATGGTAAAGTCTCTTTCAACTTAGGATCGTACATGAACATGTACATATTACCAGGTTCAATTTTAGAGGTAAGATCCCCTAAGTCAGTTTTTTTGACATCGTTATAGTCAGTAAGTTGTCCAGCCATTTTTTTGACTGAATTCATATACCAATTAAACGATCTGTCCTGATCGCCTGCGGCTGCTCTTATATTTTGAAATGGATTTGACATGTCATTATTTATAATGATTTATGCAGCATCTAAACAATAACATTATAATCCAAGTTCTTTTTCAGTTATAATTTTAAACTCCCACTTTCTATTTTTACAATATTCAGTAGCAGCCTCCCACTTAGCAAGATTAACTCCCCACTGTTTTACTTCATTGATAAATCTTGCAGTTTTACGTGTGGGAATTTTAGGTTCTTTTGTAAATCTGAGAGGTTTTACTTCTATCAAATACATTTTTTGATTATTGTTTTCATCATTTATTTTAAGATAAAAATCAACAAAATATCTATGTATTCTATTGTCTAAAGGAGAGCGATATGGTATAATGATTTCTTCACTTCCCCATTCTAGCACAGAAGAATTTTTATCACACCAATTCATAAATTTTAATTCATATCCTGATCTATAAACGATGTTATCAACATCCCCTCGGTATTTTATGGGGTTTCTTGGAATAAATTTTCCTTGATATAATTGTTTGGTGTATGTCATAAGATGTTATAAATAATGAATAAATGTTTAGTGTATGTCATAAGATGTTATAAATAATGAATATAAACTATTTATCATAATAGGATTCAAATAAATGGCAATAACTTTAAGAAACACTAAAGGCATCCCGTTAACCACTGAGGAACTGGATCAAAACTTTAGTGAAATTAGTACAAAAATAGATTCCAGTTCTTTAGGATCTGGTGTGGCTACTTTTTTGGGTACACCTTCTAGTGCAAACTTATTAGCGGCAATAACTAATGAAACAGGAACTGGTGCGTTAGTATTTGCTACTAGCCCCACATTAGTAACACCAGCACTTGGTACTCCAACAAGCGGTACTTTGACAAACGTAACTGGTCTTCCAATAGCAACTGGTGTGTCTGGTCTTGGTACGGGTGTAGCAACCTTTCTTGCTACACCTTCTAGTGCAAACTTATTAGCGGCAGTAACTAATGAAACAGGAACTGGTGCGTTAGTGTTTGCAAACTCACCCACATTAGTAACACCAGCACTTGGTACTCCAGCGAGTGGTACTGTAACAAATTTAACTGGCACAGCATCTATTAATATTAACGGCACGGTGGGCGCTACAACAGCAACAACTGGAAATTTTACTAATATCACTGGAAACAATTTAGTAAATACTGTTATTCGAGGCAAAGTTCAAGCACTCGGTAGTATTTCAGGTGCAGTTACTATAAATATGTCACTTGGTGATACAGTTACTGCGACAATTACGGGCAATACCACATTTTCAATAACTGGTCTTACTAGTGGTTCAACGAACACAGTTTATCTTATATTAACCAACAGTGGCGCTGGTACCATTACTTATCCAACAGGTACTACGTTTAATCGAGGAGTTGCTCCAATTACAAGTGCAACAGGCAAAACTTTAATTATTCTAGACACTGTAGATAATGGGACTACTTATATGGGTGTTCAATCTTGGCGTAGTTACGCATAAGGATTTGTTATGAGCTGGACTAGAAAATTATTTACATCTGGTGGAAATAATACCAGTGTAGAAACAAGTTTCCCAACTAATACCACTACAAGTTGGAATACAAATACTACTAGATTAACTAATATTCTAACTAGTAGAAGTACCACTACTGTTTGGGAAATTCCAGGTAACACAACTACTACATTTTTAACTAGTAGAACAACATCTGGAAATACTAGTTTTTCAACTTTAACTACTTTTCCGACTTTAACTACTTTTTCAACAGATACATTGTATTCAACAAATACATTGTATTCAACTAATACACCTTTTCCAACAACTACTAACTGGAATACAAGCACTACTTTTTCAACAAATACTCCTGTTCCAACAACCACTAACTTTAACACACTATTAACTGCATATACAGTTCCTACTACTTATTCATTAGGAAATACTTCTAGAAATACAACCACTACTTTTCAAACTTCTAGAATTACAAGCGGGTTTACTTTTATTAATACTTCTAGAAATACAACCACTACTTTTCAAACTTCTACAAATACAAGCAGAAGCACTACTACATCTTGGTCTAGTTCTTTTAATTTTAATACTACTACATGTTGGCAAACAAATGCGAACACTTGTAGAAGTACTGACATAGGTATAACCACTTTTCAAACAAGTTTTAATACTAATTTTAATGATACTAATAATGGGTGTATTAATTATAATACATATGGGCAAGAAACATCCAGAGACTCACCTTCTCCTGGATGTACATTACAGTCATGCGACTTAATTAGTCAAACATATGATTCTTATATATCTCCCGAAGACGGAGAGACAGAACTTCAATATCTGGCACAGGAATGCTATAGTTGTGCTGTTAACTGTAATGTTAATACTTCTTCAACTACTACAGCTCCAATTCCTGGTACGACTTGTTACGATACTTTTTTTAACACTTGTCGGTCAACAAATACATCAGGAACAACAACTGCTAGTAGAAACACTACTACTAATTATACTACATTTTGGAACTCAAGCCGGCTTACCAATACAGAGTTTGGAACAAATACTACTTTTTTCTCAAATGCTACATTTTGGAATACAAGTAAGTCAACAACTACAAATTGGACTACAAATTCATCTGTTTCAACTAATGTAGAAGAATATATAAATACTTCTAGAAGTACAAATTCATCTGTTTCAACGAACACTTCTGCGCTTACAAACACTTCTAGAAGCACGAATACGCCGTATTCGACAAATACACCGTATCCAACAAATACACCATATCCGACCAATACTAGTAGAAACACCAATACTACTAGTAACACTTTAACAACTGCGTCAGGTACTTTTACAACTGATTTTAATACAAATAGAACAACATCGACAACAAATACTTTTAGTCAAAATACGACTACTCAATTTACAACAGAAGCAACAACTTCTTGGCAAACTCAATACTCATCGAATACAACAACTACTACCAGTAGAACCACCAGCTGGATAACTGAATAAAGGAGATTTATAATGTTATATGCTAGAATAAATGTAGAAACTAACGAGGTGTTAGAATATCCTATAAATGAGGTTAAATTGCGTGATCACTTGGTGAATACTTCTCTGCCAAGAGTTATCACAGATTTTTCTTTAGCGGGAACACAATATGTTTGTGTGCCACCTGTACCTTTTGATAGTATAACTTTAAGACCAACAGAAACCCATCAGTTAGAAACCACTTCAGCATATTATGATGATGAAACTGATACATGGGTTAGAGTATATGAATTGGTTGAAGTTAGGCCTTCTAAAAGAGCTATTAGAACTGAATTTCGCTGGAAAGAACTTTCTAAAAGAAGAGCAGCAGCACTGTCAAAACTAGATGCTAAAATTATGCGTAACCTGAGTGAAACTAGACAGGGGTTAGCTACTACTGAAAATATTGAAGACTTAGATGCCAAAGCACAAGAGTTGAGAGATATGACAAATTTAGATGCATGGGATATTGACGAAAGAACCTTTTTTGATGTATAATAAATAATATTTTTATAATGATAGGTTTATATAATGATGCAATCGTTAGAATTAGAACCAAAAAGTGAAGAAGATGTCAAGCCCCTTCTCATAGAAAATAAAATGTCTGACAGGTATAATGAGCGAAAAAAGATCGGTCCTTATGCCTCAAGATCAGAAAGAAATGCATGGGCAGTAGAAAATGAAGATTTGGTTCGTTCATTATCTCCTTGGCCCATTACCTATGATGTGGGTGCAATTCAAGGCAATGATTTTAGCGAATTTACTTATACAGAATTTGCCGGCGGCGGCATATGGGTAAACACTCAATCTAGGGAAATAAACTGCCGTCTGATTGACTTTGCATCTAAAGTTGATTCTGGAAAAGAAGGTGAAGAATTATTTGAAAAATTTGTAGCTTCTTTTTCTGATAAGTATGTGATGGAAGAACTTGATGAGAAATATAAAAACATTAAACATGTTGTATTTTTACCTGGACATAATCTTTTAGATTTAGTAGATACTGAAGCATTAACTAAACTATTAAAAGAAGAAGATGATGTTCAAGTAAAACCTCATCCACTGACACATGGAGATGCTATTCGATTAGTATCAAGAAGATGTGGTTGGCAAAAGGTACTTCCTAAAAACATTTCAGGTGCTAAACTACTTGAACAATGTGAAACAGTTTACAGTACCACTGCATCTGAAATGATTATCACTGGTGCTGCGCTAGGAAAAACTGTTTACGATCTTTCAGTATACAGTGCATCGGGTGCAGGAGTGTATCAACCCATTCATCGTGTCATTTCATATCTACAAAAAAGAGAAGGAAAGGAAGCTGCAAAAAAAGCAATTGCTAATATTATTGCTTGCCCTTGGTCAGGGGTAGTTTTCAAATTTCATGATAACTATGAAGAAAGAATAAAAATGTATTTTGATAAAGCACTGGAACTAAGAGAATTGTATCGTCCACTGTCTTGTGGTCGTGGTGATTTAGATAAAAAGAAAGATGTTAAAAAATGAAACCTGAACATCGAAAAAGAGCAGAGATATGTAATTCTTGTGAACACTTAAATAAAACAATAAGTGTTTGCAAGAAATGTGGTTGCTTCATGCCCGCCAAAACCCGTTTAAACTGGGCATCATGTCCAGTTGGCAAATGGGATAAAATAATCATCAAAGAAATTAAAGAATAGATTATTTATTATAAATAGTGTAAATTACTTCATTAGAGTTTACACTTCATGTCGAGACGATCACAAGTTGCCCGCGAACAGCGGGAACGTCAACCAAATCAAGGTACTCAAGGTCCTCAGCTAGAGGAAACTCTAGAATCGCGCAGGCAACGAGAGCGTCTAGAATTTCTAGAAAAAGATGCTAATACTCCACTAAAAATAATTAGCTCTCCTACAACACATCAATATCCTTTAACTTTAGAAAATAAAGAAGAGTTTGTACACAGTGTTATTTTTTACATTAATGCTAGAAATAATACTAGAGTAGGCGCAGCTTCAGCATCACAACTTGCTAATAATACCGCGTTTCAAGACGCACAAAAAGTTCTTGGTGAACAACTTGCCAGTGAAAATCGTTTAAAGTCAGAATCTGCTGATGCTTTTTTAGCATCAGTGGCAGCCGTTGCAACTGCTACCTCTGTATATGGTGTTGTCAAAACTTCAGTTGAAGGAGGATCGCCAGGTGGAAAAATTATCGAAACTGGAACCCTGGCGCTCGGCGTTGCTGCGGCCGTAGGTGTTGGTACTGAGGCTACTTCAACTGTAAGATTGCTTTCTGCAATTGAACTATATGTCTCAGCACCTCCTTCTGCTGAATATGCTGCTGAATGGCAAAACGCTGATATAGGCGCTCTTGCGGGAACATTAGCATCAGGTGGCATAGGAGCAAATGGAGCAAAGTTAGATTTTAAAGATATTTTGGAAGATGGAGGTTCTTTGGCGACATTTGCTGGTAGAAGCATAATACAAGCAGCAGCCGCAGCTCCCAGAGAATTCGGAATTACAGGTGATCTGGGAGCAGGAATAGAAGCAACTAGTAAAAAAGTAGCAAATCCTTATAGAGAACAATTATTTAAAAATATGGGATTTCGATCATTTGGATTTTCATACAAATTTAATCCAAGAAATACCGCAGAATTAACTTCAGTTATGGAAATTATACAACTTTTTAAATATCACATGCACCCTGAAATAGATACTTCTAGATTATTTTTGATATATCCTTCCGAATTTAATATTGAATACCGTTATAAGGGTAAAATAAATGAATATATACACAAAATTTCCACATGTGCATTAACCAATGTTAGAGTTACTTACGGTAGTTCAGATTTTACAACATTTTCTGGTACGTCCGGCGCCCCCTCTGAAATTAATTTAGACTTGACATTCTCAGAATTGGAAACTCTTTCTAACAATAGAATAGGACAAAATTGGAGGAATAGTTATTAATGTTTTTTAAATCAATGAAAGGACTATTATATCCAATACACGACAACCAGATTGTGGTTACTGATATATTTAAAAGAGTTGGGTTAAAAAAACCTGTAGTGGGTAAATTGGCGTTAGAAAAATATTATATTGATGACGGCAATACGCCTGAAGATATTGCAAAAATATTTTATAACAATGTTTATTATCATTGGGTAATTCTTGTTGTTAATGACATAGTTAATGTGTATGAGGAATGGCCTAAACCTGAAGCTGCTTTACTTGATTATGTAAGAGACAAGTACGGCGCCGGCACCGAAAACCATGACCATCATTATGCTTTGGCTGAAGATACTTCTATTATTGTTGATTATGATGCTGCCAAAATAGTCAGTGGAGAATATGTTGCTATATCTAATTACCAGTATGAATTAGAATTAAACGAAAACAAAAGACAAATTTCTATATTGAGACCAGACTACTTAAAAGAGTTTGTAACACAGCACACTAAATTGATGGCAATTTAAAATGTCGTATAATGATGAAATTTTACAAAAAGCTGGTACAGTATTAACAGAAGAAATAACCATCTCTTTAGTAAATGGTGTTGTTGTTGATTTAGTCAATTTTGTGGTTGAATTGAATTTATATGAAGACATTTTTTCTCCCTGTTTGACCGGCAATCTTACTATTGTCGATTCTGCAAATTTAATATCTGAACTTCCAATATTAGGTATTGAAGTTATTACCATTAAATATCGAACACCAACATTTGAAAACATTCCTTCAAATGTCATCGAAAAAACCTTTCAATTGTATTCCATAGAAAATAGAACTCTTAATGGTGATAGAGAAACAATGTATACTATGAATTTTATTTCAGTTGAAGGTTTTATGGATCAAATAGAAACTTTAGTACGCTCCTTTTCAGGAACTACTGATGAAATTGTAAGTAAAATTTATAATGATTATATTGCTAAAGCTAGAAGACTAGATACTCCTGATAAAAAAACTTCATTGGTTATTTTTTATACCCCCCATACAAGTAGATTGAGATATATTTCTAATCATTGGTCACCATTTAAAAATTTATCATTTATTGGTAAACGTGTTAAAGGTAATATACTAAACAGTTCTGATTATTTTTTTTATGAAA